AAAGCTGAAAAGAAAACTGTTGCGGCGAAGTCTAATGCACCTGAACCGATCAGACCATTAAGATCAACTGGTGGCATTGCAGATGTTGCTATGGACGGTAATGATATGTCCTATCAACAATGGAAGGCCGCAAGACTTGCTGGAAAGATTCGTTGAGGTTAAACCTAATTTAATCTTTAAGGAATATTAAAATGAGTAATAATTTATTAACCATCAGCAAAATCACAAACGAAGCTTTGATGGTTTTGGAAAACGAATTAACTTTTACTGGCCAAGTAGACCGCAACTATGATGATCAATTTGCTGTAGTAGGCGCAAAAATTGGTCAAACTGTTAACGTCCGTAGACCTGGTCGTTTTATCGGTACAACTGGACCGGCATTAAACGTAGAAGATTTCAATGAAACTTCAGTACCTGTAACTTTATCCACGCAGTTCCATGTGGATACCCAATTTACTACACAAGACTTAGCATTATCTTTAGATATGTTTAGCGACCGTGTATTGAAGCCAGGTATTGCCGCTATTGCTAACAAAATGGACCGTGATGGTTTAGTGACTGCAAAAAATAACACAGCAAACATCGTTGGTACTGCCGGTACTGCACCAACTGGTTTGATTACTTATTTAACTGCCGCCGCTTACCTTGATTCAGAAGGAGCACCACGTGACGGAAGACGTTCATGTACAGTTGAGCCGTTTACATCAGCAACTATTGTTGACAGCCTAAAAGGTTTGTTTGTTCCTAACGAAAAGATTTCTAGCCAATACACCAAAGGCCTTATGGGTCGTGATTCAGGTGGTATGAATTGGTTTATGGATCAGAACGTAGTATCACAAACTTTCGGTAGCTATGCATCTGCAACATTGTCATGCAACGTAACAACTGCAACTGGTTTCCTATCAAGTGGTTGGGCTTATTCAAGCACAATTACTGTAGGCGCAACAGGTGCGGCCGCTACATTGCAACAAGGTGATACATTCACTATCGCTGGTGTATTTGGAGTTAACCCACAAAACCGTCAATCTTACGGCAAATTGCGTAACTTTGTAGTTCAATCTACAACTGCAATTGGTTCAGGTGGCACAGCTTCTGTGACTGTTGTTCCAGCTATTATTACTGGCGGTCAGTTCCAAAACGTAAGCATTACATCAAGTGGTTCACAAACTGTTACTCCGTTTAACAACACAGGCGTAGTTTCACCACAAAACATTTTGATGCATCGCAATGCATTCACATTGGCTTGTGCTGACTTAGAATTGCCTGAAGGCGTGCATTTTGCCGGCCGTGCATCTGACAAGGAAATTGGATTGTCACTCCGTGTCGTGAGGCAATACACCATAAATAACGATTCTATTCCGACTCGTATTGATGTGCTGTATGGCTGGGCGCCTTTGTACCCTGAACTTGCTTGCCGTATCGCATCGTAATTAAATGTAGGGGATAAAACCCCTACTTTTCACACATTTAAAGGAAATTTATCATGGCTAATCCAGGACCAGCAACAACCGTAGCAAATCACCCATCGAATTTAGCGAGCAATCAAGCAGTACGTTTGTTAGCTTCTTTCCAAGGTGTTAACGTAAACGCCACTGGCGATACAGTATTGCCAATCAACAATACTAATTCGTATTCAGTATTAAGCGTTATTTTTACTAATGCATCAGTAAGCTTAACAACTGCCGCCGCTGGTGTATTTACTGCACCTAACGCTGGTGGTACAGGCATTGTAGCTAACGCCGCTTTATCAGCACTCACTGGCTCAACAATTGTTAGCCAACGTACTGTTGCGGCAACTACTTTGCAAACTGGCCCTAATCTTTATGTCAACGTTGGTACTGCACAAGGTGCGGCCGCCACTATGGACGTTTATGTTTATGGCTACGATTTATCATTTCTTCCATAATAGGGAATGAAATAAAAAAGAAGGCCGCCCCCAAAAAGGGTGGCTTTTTTCCTATTTAGACTTATAATTAATCATCCTCACTTAAAGGAATCATCATGCCATCTACTACCATTGCCCGTGGAAACGCAATTCAAACTTTTTACGTTTCACCCTCTATCACTCCAGCCGAAGTTGCCGCTAATATTACAGCCGCACAAACATTTACTGTTGCTGGTTTATTAACTACTGATCATGTAAACGTATCATGCGTTGGTGCACAAACTGCTGGTGTTTTTATTGCAGATTCACGTGTATCAGCCGCAAACACATTAAGCGTTCAATTTGGTAACTGCACTGCTGGCGCATTAACACCAGCGGCTGGTTTTTATATGATTGACGTTATACGTTTTGAAGGTCCAGTTCCAACAACTGCGGGTTAATTATGACTATTACTAACGCATTTCGTCCAATTGGTCCTACAACCGGAATAACGGTTACTGGTTCTTCTTCAACTGCGGTCACTATTAGTGCTTCAGGAAATAACGAAATGGATTACTGTGCTTTTTTAAATACAGCATCTACGCCGGTGACAATTAATATTGCTCCGGTCGTAGATGGTGTAGGTACGGCCAGTGCGGCAGTTGTTCCCACTAGCACACCAACAAACACAGTAGTTTTAGGTATTTCTATGCAAACACCGACAATTATTGCTGTTCCACCAGTATTTTCAATTACTACTATTGGAACATCCGGCACTTTATATGTGACACCAGTAAGCTATTAGTCTTAAAGGAAAAGTATGACTAGCCCATCTAATTCTGCGGTACAGAATTTATTACCAGTTCAAGCCTACTTCAATTTAGATGGGTCTTTTAATACATTTATTGGTCAAGGTGTTCCATTTACTGCAACAATAAGCCCTATCCAGTCAGGGTTAACCATTACAAATTCAACGGTAGATAGTAGCCCAATAGGTTCTACGGCCCCATCTACTGGGGTTTTTACTAATATATCAACAACAACTGGAACAATATCTACTCAGCCAACTGGGGCCAATGATATTGTCAATTTGTTAGCATTGCAGTCTTATGCCGCTGGAATTAGTTGGAAACAACCATGTGCTGTCGGTACTTTAGGTCCAATTACATTATCAGGTTTACAAACAATTGATGGTTATACAACATTAGCTGGTGATCGTGTATTAGTAAAAAACCAAGCAAACGCCGCATTTAACGGTATTTATTTAGCTTCTGCAACTGCTTGGACACGTTCATTAGATGCTGATCAATGGAATGATTTTGTTTCTGCAATTAGCTTTATTGAGTATGGAACACAAGCTGGTGGGGCATGGTTTTGTACTGCAACCCCTGGCGGAACATTAGGCGTAACAGCGCTTAATTGGTCGCAATTCACTACGTCTGCAACTTATTCTGCCGGTACGGGCCTTACATTAACTGGCTCAGTATTTAGCATTACTAATACAGGCGTTCCAGCTTCTACATATGGTTCGGCAACCGCAACTCCAGTATTTGCTGTAAACGCCCAGGGTCAAATTACTTCTGTAACTAATACAACAATTACGCCGGCAATTGGCAACGTAACAGGGCTTGGAACTGGCGTAGGAACATGGCTTGCAACCCCAACTTCTGCTAATTTAGCGGCCGCAGTCAGTGATGAAACCGGATCAGGTGCCCTTGTTTTTGCCACTAGCCCAACATTAGTAACACCGGCTCTTGGAAGCCCGGCAAGTGGTGATTTTTCTACAGGAACTTTTACTTGGCCAACATTTAATCAAAACACAACTGGTTATGCATCAAGTTTAGCTGGTGGCGCTTCGGGTTCAATGCCTTATCAAACTGCGGTGAATACCACCGCCATGCTTGCTAGAGGCACAGATGGTCAGGTACTTACATTAACCCTGGGTTTGCCATCATGGACAACCCCGGCCGCATCGGGTGTAACTTCAATTGCAACTGCTGGCACAGTAAATGGAATCACTCTTACTGGCGGACCAATTACTAGCACTGGAACAATTACACTTGGTGGAACATTGGACTTGTCTGCACCGCCATCAATTGGTAGCACAACTGCAAATACAATTACTGGAACAACCATAACTGCAAATACTAAATTTGTAAGTTCATATTTTGATGCTTCAGGATCAGGCGGTGGCTCATTAAGAACTAGTGCCGGCGTAGCTTGTTTGCAATGGGGTGGTGGTGGTGGAACTAACGTCACTATAGATGGTCCAATAAATATGAATGGTGCTGGTGCGGCCATTCAAATGAGTCCAACAACTGGTGGAACTGTAACCATTAATCCTAATGGCGCATCAACAATGAATAATGTGGCTATTGGTGGCACAACGCCTTTAGCCGGAACATTTACTGATTTTAGAGTTAATAACACTATTTCATTAAATGGATCAACTGGAACAAACGGTTATGTATTAACTTCTAATGGTGCTTCTGCACCAACCTGGCAAGCGGCGCCAATTGGTGGCGCAACAATTACTGATGATACAACTACAAATGCTACAAGATATCCGTTATATTCAGCAACTACAAGCGGAACATTATCTACTGTATATACAAGTTCAACAAAATATAAATACAATCCATTGCTAGGTGATTTAACAGCGCCGCAAATTGTAGCAAGTAATGGTTTAGTAGAAAATTCAGCAACAGTAAGTACAAGTTATACAATAGCATCGGGAAACAATGCCATGTCAGTTGGACCAATAACGGTAGCAAGCGGACAAACAGTAACTGTATCTAGCGGTCAGCGCTGGGTAGTTTTGTAAAGGATAAATTATGTCTATTGTTTTATTAGGCTCAACTAGCGGAAGCTGTACGCTACAAGAACAAGCGGTAGCTGGAACAACTACGCTTACTTTACCAACATTTAACGGTACAATAGGGCTTTTGGTAAGTGGTACTGCTGTTGCATCTACTTCAGGTACTTCTATTGACTACACTAACATTCCAACTGGCGTTAGAAGAATTACTGTTATGTTTAATGGTGTTTCTACTAACGGAACTTCTGTTGTACAAATACAGTTAGGTTCAGGTTCACCTACAACAACAGGATATAACATTGGCGCATCAAGTTCACCAAATGCAACTGCTCCAACTGTTACACAGCCAACAACAGGATTTCCTATTATTGTTGATGGAAATGCGGCATATACACGACAAGGTTTTATAGTGTTTACTAATGTATCAGGAAATATTTGGGTAGGTAGTGGTGTTGGTGGTGAAAACGTGGGGGGTCGTTATTGGACTTGTGGTGGTAGCATATCATTAGCTGGTGTGTTAGACCGAGTTCGCATTACTACAGTTAATGGCACAGACACTTTTGATGCTGGTTCAATTAACATTTTATACGAGTAATCTATGAACAGAATAGAAATTGACGTAATCACAGGTGAGCATAAAGTGATTGAATTAACTGCTGAAGAAATTGCACAAGCACAAGTTCAATATGCAGAGTGGTTAGCAAGTCAGCCAACTAAAGAAGAACAAATTGCTAAGTTACAGGCACAAATTGAAACATTGGAGAACACATAATGGCTTGCATAATTAATGCTTCAACAACAAGTGGCTTAGTGCAAACGGCTGATACGTCAGGTCAACTTGCTTTACAGGCAAATGGCGTAACAGCGTTAAATTTATCTTCAACAGGAATAATTACAACTCCTGTCAATCCAGGGTTTGAAGCTGGTATTGGCTCAACCGCAGATGCAACTTTAAGTACAGGTTCAAATATACCTTTTAATGTAATTAATTATCAAATAGGTACATCTTATAATAATGCTACTTATGCTTTTACTGCCCCTGTAACTGGTTATTATTTATTTACCACAGGCATATTTTTTACAAATAGTGGTGGCGCAACAGGCAATATGCAAGCAGGGTTTGTTAAAAATGGTAGCTTTATTTCTACTGCAGGCGGTGATGCACAAGGGTGTATATCTTGTACCCCTAATAGTTTAGGTGGTGCTATTCAACTTGCAACATCATTAGTAATTAGCTTAAGTTCTGGTGATACAGTTGCAGTTCAGCCAAGAACTGCAGCTATTCGTGTTTATCAAGGGCATTGCTATTTTTCAGGATCTTTAATAGGATAATTTATGCCAATGACAATTAGCGGTGATGGAAGCATTACAGGATTAGTAGCAGGTGGACTGCCTGACGCTACGATAACTCAACCTGAATTAGCTTCAGGCGTAAGTGGTACAGGCCCAGCGTTTAGTGCTTATGCTAACGCAAGTCAAACAGCAACAAGTAACGTATTTACAAAAGTTACTTTTCAAGTTGAAGATTTTGACACCAATAATAATTTTGCATCATCTACATTTACACCAACAGTAGCTGGTTACTATCAAGTTAATGCTATGTTGTATTTAGCTGGTGGAGTTGCAACAACACAAGCGCTTTTAGCACTTTATAAAAACGGGAATAATTATCAAAGATTAATTGATACAAATCCTAGTGCAAGTTTAACTTCAAATTCAAGCACAATTATTTCAGGCTCAATTTTAGTGTTTATGAATGGTTCAACAGATTATCTTGAAATTTATGGTTATTATTTTGGTGGAACTTCTACATTTAGTTCAACTAATGCAACTTTAACAAGTAGATTTAATGCTTCTTTAGTGAGGGGTGCATAATGAACTTATACGAACGCATAATGGTTTTATACCCAAGTCTGACACAACAAGACTTTTTAACAGTCATTACACTTCAAAATGATTCAGACGGTAAAGGCGATTACATAGCCAAGTGGGAACATCCTACATTAGTCAAGCCAACTGAAGAACAATTAAAAGATTAAATAATATGATCTATACATGGACTATTTTAGAATTATTTGCTAAAGACAGCCAGTTAATTGCTGTTCGTTATTTGCTTAGTGGAAATGATGGAATAAACGTTGTTGATAGCGAAGGAAATCATGAATTTTATACAGGAACTGCAAATAAGCCTTTAGATATTATTGTTGAGCAAGATATTATTCAATGGATTGAAAAAGATATTACACAAAACGATGTAAACCCTATAAAATTAGCTATAGAAAACCAATTAAAATCTTTAGAAACAACGCAAAAAGTAGATTTTCCTTGGCTTGCCGGCACTTTTACGATTGAATAAACTATGACAACACCAATTGATATTATTAGCCGTTCTTTAAAAGATATTGGTGCATTAGCGGCCGGTGAAGCCCCAACTTCAGATTCAGCAATTGATTGTTTAGATATGCTAAACGACATGATTGATCAATGGTCAAACGAAGACTTTATTATATTTAACACAACAGAAATTATTTGGAATGTTGTGCCGGGACAGGTTCAATATACAATTGGCCCTGATCCAACAACTTTAAATTTTGTAGGCGCACAATTTCAAGGCACGTTTTCAGGAAATGTTTTAACTGTTACCGGCATTACGCAAGGCGCTGTAGCACAAGGGCAATATTTAAGTGGTCCTGGAGTAACGCCTGGAACCAAAATTGTTCAGTTTTTAACTGGCGCTGGTGGTAACGTCAATGAAAACGGCACTTATTTGCTCAACATTCCACAGGCAGTACAAACCCCAGTATTTACAGGTTCTATTTCCGGCACTACTTTAACTGTAACTGCGGTAACTACTGGAAACATTGGCATTGGATCAGTCATAAGCGGCACAGGAATAACTGCTGGCACAACAATTACTGGCGTTATCAGCGGAACCGGATTAACTGGAACTTACACAGTTAGCCTTTCACAAAGCGTGGCCAGTACAACTATTACTGGCACTATTGTTCCTACTAATATTCAAGCTTATTATCAAAAGCCGTTAAGTATTGATTCGGCTTATGTGCGTATTGCAACTAGCCAAAGCGGAAGCCCTATATTAAACGGCGGTATTGACTATCCGGTAGCTGTATTAAATTTAGAAAATTACAACTCTATTGGCCTTAAAACGTTAAATGGTCCGTGGCCTAAAGCGTTATATTTTAATCCCGGTGCTGATTCAGCTAATTTGTTCTTATGGCCAAATCCGAGTGGTGGCGAAGTGCATATGTTTGCTAAGACTGTATTTAGACGATATGAAACATTATATGAAGATGTTGTTCTGCCACAAGGTTATTTTATGTGTTTGCGTTGGTGTTTGGCTGAACGTTTAATGCCAATGTATGGCAAAAATGATCCAGCAACTATTGGAATGATTACAAATTTTGCCGCACAAGCAAAATCCACAGTTAAACGTACCAATATGCAACCAATGAAAGTTTCCCGTTACCAAGATGCTTTAATTATGAGCAGAGCAAAAGATGCTGGTTGGATATTAACTGGTGGTTTTACTAATTAAGGTTAAATATGCCGGATTTTGGATTTGTCGGACCATCATACGAAGCCCCGTCTATCTATCAAGATGCACAGGAATGTATTAATTTTCGTCCTGAAATTGATCCATTAAAACAACCTGGAATGAATGGTGTAGTTGCTTTATATCCTACGCCCGGTTTAACTAACAAAGTAACATTATTTAATTCTGCTGAAATACGTGGAATGCGTAATGTGTCCGGTGGTCAGTACATGGTAGTTGTTTGTGGTGAATATGTTTATGTCTTAAATTCATCGTTTACCCCAACAATTATTGGCGCATTAAATACGTCAAGCGGCATGGTTGGTATTACTGATAACAGTCTAAATGTTTATATAGTTGATGGACCTAATCGTTATACTTGGCGCATTTCTAATCCATTAGCCGCACAATTTATTGGGTCTGTATCCGGTACTACGTTAACCGTAGCCAGCATGAAATCAGGCACATTAGCTATTGGCCAGCAATTATTTGGCATTGGCGTAACCGCCGAAACTGTTATTACAGCTTTAGGTAGTGGCACTGGTGGCGTTGGAACTTACACAATTAATTTAAGCCAATCCGTTGCTTCACAAACTTTAAATACTGCGGCCGTAGCCGCTAGAGTAACTGGATCAATTTCCGGCACTGTTTTAACGGTAACTGCTGTAGCAAACGGAACCTTGTATCCGGGTCAAACTATTCAAGGAACAGGAATCGCCGCTGGAACAATTATTACGGCTTTAGGTGGCTCCGCCGCATTGTCTTTTGCAATTACCGCTGGTGGCACAGGTTACGCTGTTGGTGACACAATTACAGTTACTGGTGGCGTATATAGCCAACAGGCAACTTATACCGTGGCAACGGTTTCTGCTGGGGCTGTTACTGGACTTACAACTATTAGCAATGGTGTTTATACAGTCGTACCAGGAACGCCATCACAAACAACAACCAGTGGCAATGGTACGGGCTTAACATTAACATTAACGTTTGGCACGGGTACTGGCGGAGCCGGAAGTTATGTTATTAGCACTTCCCAAACGGTATCTTCAACCACAGTTTATGCGCTTAATTTTAGCGTTATGCCGGCAAACGATGGGCCATTCCAAGGCGCTGATGTAGTTGATATTGTGGATAACTATTTTGTTTACAATCGTCCAAATACACAACAATTTGGCGCTTCTTCCATACTTTCCCCTATTTCCCCGGCATTAAGCTTCAGTTCTAAAGATGGTGCTCCGGATAACTTAGTATCTATGATTGTTGATCACCGGGAAGTATATTTGTTAGGGGAGTTTTCTAGCGAAGTATGGGTTGACAGTGGATTATTTCCGTTTGCTTTTCAGCGTATTCCAGGCACATCAACGCAACACGGTATTTCTGCTAAATTTTCAGTGGCTAGATTAGGCAATTCTTTTGCGTATTTAAGTAAAAATATACGTGGCGATGGCCAAGTTATGATAATGAATGGCTATACACCCACTAGGATTAGTACACACGCCGTAGAATACAGCATTGAAGGTAAATTTATTGCTGATGCAAGGGCTTGGACTTATTTGATTGAAGGCCATGAAGTATATGTGGTTAGTTTTCCAACACTTGATTTAACGTGGGCCTACGATATTGCTAGTGGAATGTGGCATAAATGGCTTTGGGTAGATAATCAAAACGTGTTCCATCGGCATCGTGGTAATTGTCATTCCCATTTTCAAAACGTTAACTTAGTTGGCGAT